AGCGTGACCGCCGGGATCGACCACGACGCCGTGAGGGTGACGCCGCGGCTCGTGACCGTGGCTCCCGCCGTCGCCGTCGCGGGGTTGATCAGGCGGCTGAGGTCGGTGAACTCGACGGTGTAGACGGACGATCCGCCGCCCGACGCAAGAGCCTTGGTCAGGTTGAAGATCAGCCGGCACGTCGAGGTGTTCGGGTTCGAGATCGACGACAGCCCGGCGAGCGTGCCGTCGCTGTCGAGCACTCGGATGTCGTAGCCGTTCGTCTTCGACCGCAAGGCCGTGACGAGCGTGGCGTGGTTGAACGACGTCGGCTGGGCCACGTCGACGGAGTAGCCCGCAGGCACCGAGGTGCCCGTGTTGTTCGTGAGTGTTAGAGTCGCCTTCATTTTTTGACCGACTCGTTGACAAGGTCGACGGCGATGCGCTCGAGGAACTTGGGCACCTCGCTCTTCGTGAACTTCGCCCACGTCGCGAAGAAGCCTAGGCGGGGCTCGATGCTGACCTTCTTCGTGCTGACCCACGCGACGATCTTTGACGAGCGCGCCTTCGGGCGGGTCGCCGTGCCCGGGTCGCGGACCGGGAAGCGCAGGAACTTGGCCTTGCGCGGGACGATGTCGGGCAGCCGACCGCCTTTACCCACCGTGCCGAACTCGTGGACGCGAGCGTACTGCACGGTCTTCTTGTCGTAGACGCCGATCGTGGTGCGCACTTCGCCGAGCGTCGCGCCCGTCTCGCGGACGGCGGTGCGCTGGTCAAACTGGCGGGTGAGGTTGCCGGATCGACGCACGAGGCCGGGACGGCCGCGCAGGCGCGTCGTCTTGAACGTCAGCAGGAACTCGCCCGAGATCCGCAGGAAGCCGCGGCGAACGATAGGCGTCGCCTTCTCGCCGAGGTTCCGAATGATGCGCGAGATCGCGTCGCCGTTTTGAAACTGAACACTGATCACAGCGCCCTGACCCGATAGCGGTCGAGCGTGGCCTTAACTTCGGGCAACCAGTCGACCGTTTGGATCGACACCGAGCCGCTGTCGCCGCTCTGCGAGAGCGTGCCTGCGTAGTTGCGCGTGTGGTAGATGTGCGCGCACTGAAGGTCGATGGCGTGCGCGATGTCGGGGAAACCGCTGATGAAGTTGGCGGTCGTAGTGCCCATTCCACCCGTGTAGGTGATCTTCATGGCGTTCGGTGCGGCCGTGTCGTCGACGGTCGGATACCACTTCAGCGTGAACGTGCCGTCGGCCGCATACGTCGGGTTGTAGTAGTCCTCCGACGTCAGCGCGGTGTCGTTCCCGAACGCCTGGTCGGCATCGAGGTACACCGATGTGAGAGTGGTGACCGGGAAAGCGCGCAAGCGATACACGCGCTTCCCCGGCTGCACCGTGAGGTACTCGGTTCGGGAGGTCGTTTGCGCGTACCTCCCGAGGTACCGTTCGGCGGCTGCGGACACCGCCGTGATGACCTGACCGATGACGGTGTTGAATGCCGAGGGAGCGGTCTCCCCCGGCACAACCAACGTCGCAACACGTGCCGCCGTGGTCAGGTCCATAGGTCAAGGCCCGGCGTAGACGCCAGTGATCTTCACGACCTGAGCGGCCTGACGGACGCCGAAGTCGACCTCCTGGACCACGCGGATCATCGTCTGATCCTGCAGGCCGAGGGTGTAGCCGGCGTTCGTCACGAGGATTTCCATCGGTCCGAACTCGGCGTAGATCGTGTTCTGCGGGTTGTACAGCAGGATCGTCGACGTGTCCGGGGTTCCAGCGGTGACCGCGATGTTTGTCGTGAGGTACACCGGGAGGCCAAGCAGCGTCTTCTGACCGAGTTGGTTGAAGCCAGCGATCGCCGTGCTGTTGCCAGCCGGAGCGTTGTAGATCAACGTCGCGGTGTTGGTCGCAGCGCCAGCCGAAGGCTGGAACGAAGCCGAGAGCATGTAGTACCACGTCTTGGGATGCATGACCCAGATGCAGCCTTCGACGGAGCCCTTCTGCGTTTCCACGGTCTGCAAAGCTTCCCAAAGCTTCTGCATGTTCACGGCGGTATCCGAGCCGGAGCCCGTCACCGACGAAACGCCGGAAGCGTTCGAGATGCCCGTCGGGGCCGGAGCGGTGCCCGAGCCGACGAGGTAACCCGCGTCCATGGTTTCCATCACGGCGGCCGAGAGGTCCGCGCGAACGATGGCTTCGGCCGACGCGGCGTCGCGACGGATCAGCGTGTTCGACATGATGGTCGCGGCGAACGAACGCTTCGGCGAGAGCGTGATTTCGGCGTAGGTCTGATCCGCGGCAGCGTTGGGCGAGGTGCCTGCCGTGCCGTTTTCACCGATCCAGCCGCCCGACACACCCGCCGAGATGCGCGGGATGCGAATCGGAGCGCCACCCGCCGACGTGATGCGAAGGACGTTCGTGTTGAACAGAACGTTGTTCGCGCGCGGGAACGACGTGAGCAGGTCGCTGCGCACTTCGTCCGGAACGAGGTAGCCGCCCGACGCGGCCGTGCCGAAGGACAACGCCTTCTTGCGCATCTCGGTCGTGACTTCGAGCTCGTATCCGGCGCTGGAGAAGTCGTTCGTGCAGATCGCGTTGATCAACTTGCACATCGAGAACTTCTTCGGCTCGACACCGGGGAGGCTCGAGCGGCTGCGCATCTGGCTGCTGAGTTCGTCGACACGGGCCTCAAGCTGCTTGGCCTTCGCGTCGACCACTTCGATCATCGGGCGGACGCCTTCGACGATCTGCTTCACATGGTCGGTCATGGTCAACTCCTATTTCAGTTGGGAGTTTTGATGCCCTGCAAGACCTTTGCCACTGCGGCAGGATCCGACAGGACCTTTTCAATGTGCATGAGTTGGAGTTCGGCGAGCACGGACTTCGTCATCTCCTCGTCGATGGATCTGGGTGGAGCGTCTTCGCCAGCGCCCGGGTCATTGGCAGTTGGACGCTCGGGACCGCCGACGCCTTCCTCCTGCTCCTGTTCTTGGAGGAGGAGCGCAACCATCGTGTTGATCGCGGTGAGGGACTCGACGACTGCGTCGATCTCCCCAGCCTTCGCTTGCGCGATCGCCGCGTCGATCATCGGAACGAGTTCTTCAAGACTCTTCTTCTTCGGCTCGTCGTCCATATCTTCCTCGCTGTCGGCCTTCTTGAACCACGCATTCACGGCCTCGTCGATGCGAGCCGCCGTCATCTTCGCGGCGTAGTCCAAGTCTGTACGGTAGATCGGGCGCATCCCCATGCCTTTGCGCTCGATCAGCGCCTCGGCGTTCGCCGGGATCGGAACGATCGAAAGCTCGAGCAGCTCGCTGCGCTTGATGCGCGTGCCGTCCATGTCGAGCGGCTTGAAGCCGACCGAGACGGCGTTGAGGAAGCCGAGTTCGACCATCGCTTCGACCGTGCCGGCGAATGGATAAATATCCTTCGGCACGAACTCGACGTCGAACTTCAATTTCCCGCCGTCCATGTACGGGTTGGTGCGGCCGATCGGAAGTTGGCTGTAGTCGTGCGCGTAAAGCAGGACCGGGTTCTTCTTGTAGTTGTCAAGGTCCCAGTTCTGCTCGACGACGTCACCCACGCGGTCGACGGTATCGGTCGAGCCCGTGAAGGTGTAGACGCCTGCCGCCTTCTTCTCGAAAGACGCCGAGAGCCTCATCTGCCGCTTGTCCATGGGAACCATTATGTCGCCCTCGGGAACTAGTCGATCACTCGGTACACGACGTCACAACGGCAGTTGATCACCTCCTCCGGAGGGCCTCCCATCTGAGACGGGTACATCAGGCCGTTAGAGAACTTGTCGGAGATCGGTACGGTTTCGTTGTCGATCGCGGCGTGGGACGCACGAACGGACAGGTCTCCCGCCGTCGTCCACGTCTTGTGGGTGAAGCCCTCGTCGCCCGCCGCGGTTTCCTTGACGTTCTGAATCAGCATGGCCGACTCGGTACGAGCGACGGTGTCGGAGTTCGACGGGATCTCAGAGGCGAACTTGGCCTCGAGCGTGCGGCTGATCTCGTTGATGTCGCCCGCCCCGGCCGTGCGGAACACCTCGATGAGGGCCGACCGGAACGCCTCGCGGCGGTTGGTCTCGACCTTGACCATCGAGGCCGTCTGAGCGGCGGCCTTCGCGTACCACTTCGGGTCGGTGATGTCGACGATCTCAAAGCCTCCGAACTGCGACTTGGCCGAGTTCAGAGCATAGGTCGCGACGGGGTCCATCGTGCCCTGCAGGTAGTCGCGAGCGTCGGCAGCCCACTGGGCCGCGGTGCCGAGAACGTAGTCGAGTTCGGCTTGGGTCAACTCGGGCAAGCCGCCCGCAGCCTTGAACCGTCCGATCGACTTAAGCCGGCTGAGGATCTCACGGGCGTGGAACTCCTGCAGTTGCTTCACGCGACGACGCACGCCACGCACCTGCCGAGGAAGACGCTTCGGGTACGCCTTGGTCTCGAACTCGTCGTGGTGGTGTAAGAAGCCCCGCTGCTCCGGTTCGGGCGGAGGTGTGCTGTCAGAGGGAACGGGTGCCGGAGCCGGCGGGGCAATATCTACTTCGGGCGGCGCGGGCGGCATGCCCAGATCGAGCCGCTCGTTGATTTGGTCGGCGGTGTAGCCGAGCATCGACAGGCTGTTGGCCTGCTGCAACTTCTCGGTCATGTTCGGCTGCAGGGCCTCGATGCCCGTGAGGTCGAACGTGAGCCAA